TGTTTATCCAGCGCCCAGTCACGCTCACGCGCGGGGGAGTTTTTTGGTTTTGGTTTGGTGAAGGGTTCTGGTTGCTGCTAACATTCAGGCAGCCCGCAGTGGGCCCATAGCAGGAGGCGCAAATGTCCATTGACTTCAGGTCACGCATCGTTGGGCACGGGGAGGAGGCACCAGACCAACTCCTTGCCAATCCCGCAAACTGGCGCATTCACCCACGAGCTCAGCAGGAGGCACTGAAGGGTGTGCTCGACCAAGTTGGTTGGGTCCAGTCAGTCATCGTCAACCGCACAACCGGTCACTTGGTTGACGGCCACCTGCGCGTGACGCTGGCAATGCGTGAGGATGCCAAGACCATCCCCGTGTCCTATGTTGAACTCAGTCCAGAGGAGGAGGCGCTGGTGCTCGCCAGCCTTGACCCGTTGGCTGCGCTCGCAATCGCTGACAAGGAGAAGCTCGCAGAACTCTTGGCTGAGGTGTCCGTAGACTCAGAGGAAGTCGAACGGCTACTCAGCGACCTCGTGGGAGATGCCCAGCGGACGCTAAACGATGAAGCAAATAAGTACAGCGCTGATATCGTCGTGCCGCAGTACGCAATAGTTGGCGACCGCCCAGCGGAGAGCGAACTGGCTAACCAGACTAGAGCGGAGGAACTCCGAGCGGTCATAGAGTCTGCCGAGATTGAGCCAGAGGTCAAATACTTCCTCCTGACTGCGGCCAGTCGGCATATCGTCTTTGACTACGCCAAGATTGCCGAATACTATGCGCACGCTCCACAGGAAGTGCAAAGACTTATGGAAGACTCGGCGCTGGTTATCGTGGACTTCAACGACGCTATTCGCAACGGCTACATAAAGCTCACGAAAACCATTAACGAGCTAGAGGAGCAAGACCGCGATGACGCGTGACCGCTCAAAGTTCGCGGTGTTTATCCTCACTCACGGGCGACCTGAGAATGTCGTCACGCTAGACAGGCTCGTGCGGAGCGGCTACACGGGTGACATTTTTTTCCTTATTGACGACGAAGATTCTAAAGCAGATGAGTACCGCAAGAAGTTCGGAGCAGAGCGAGTCATCCAGTTTAGCAAGCGGGAGGAGTCAGAGCGTTTTGATACTGGTGATACCCTCGATGACCGCCGCTCGATTGTCTTCGCCCGCAACGCGTCGCAGCGTATCGCTCAGAAGATGGGTTATGACTATCTCCTGCAACTTGATGACGACTACACTTCCTTCCTCTATCGCTACCTAAGCGGAGATGTCATCCGCTCTACGCAGGTGCGCTCTATGGATAAAGTCATTGACGCGATGGTGGACTTCCTAGAGCAGACTGGCGCGACTACAGTTGCATTCTCTCAGGGCGGCGACCATATGGGCGGAGTCTATGGGCACGGTATTAGGAAGGGTTTGTTGCGCAAGGCTATGAATAGTTTTTTTATCCGCACCGACAAGCCCGTAAAGTTTTTCGGCAGACTTAACGAGGATGTCAATGCCTATGTAGTAAACGGCGGCAGAGGCGAGCTCTATCTCACCGTAATGGGATTGCAACTTAACCAGTTGCAGACTCAGACAAACGTCGGGGGGATGAGCGACATATATAAAGCGTCAGGGACTTATCTAAAGAGTTTCTACACGGTGATGATGGCCCCTTCCTGCGTGACTATCTCAACGATGGGCCGCACCGATAGGCGCTTCCATCACGCAGTCCGATGGAATAATGCCGTGCCGAAGATTGTTAGCGGACGCCATCGCAAGGAAGAATAGTGGGCACTCGTGGACCGGCACCCAAGCCAACGCGCCTCAAGGTGCTCTCTGGTGAAACTCGCCCTAGCGTCATCAACTATGCCGAGCCAATCCCTGCAGGTGGGCCGCTGACTGCTCCTTCTGACTTGAGAGATGACGCGCGCGCAGTCTGGGAGAGGGTCATTGACGCTCTGGGTCACACGGGTGTGCTCACCTCCGCAGACAAGGACTTGCTGCGCTTGTACTGCGAGGCGCTCGCACGCTACTTGGAAGCTGAGGCTATGCTGAACAAGACTGGACCACTCATCAAGGGTCGAGGTGGGGAGTTTGTCAAGAATCCTCTGCATCAGATTGTCCGTGACAATGCCGATGCAGTCAAGAAGTATGCGCGTGAACTGGGGCTGACTCCAGCGGCGCGCGTGGGATTGAGGGGGGACATTGATGGGCAAGCAAACTCGGCAACCGCGAAGCTCGACGCCATCATCAAAGCAGCGCGGCGCGCCTAAGTCTGAAGGCCCACTTGTCGCGGAGTTCATTGAATCGTTCTGCCGACTCAGCAAGGGTGACAGCGCCGGTCAACTGATGAAGTTGCGCCCGTGGCAGCACGAGATTCTCAACGAGGTGTTTGAGCTCAGGGCAGACGGCAGGCGCAAGTATCGGCGCGGGCTCCTGATGATGCCTCGCAAGAACGGCAAGAGCATCCTGGCATCAGGCGTGGCGCTCTATTCCCTGTTCACCGAGATTGGCGCTGAGGTGGCCATCGTCGCTGGCGACCGTGCGCAGGCGCGCATCGTGTTCCGCGAGTGCGCACGGATGGTGGAACTTGACCCCATCCTGTCCCGCAAACTCCATACCCTCAGGGATGTGATTGAGTACCCAGAAACAGGGAGTGTGCTGCGCGTGCTCTCAGCCGATGCTTCCAGGGCAGAGGGTTACAACTTCAGCACGGTCATCTTTGACGAGGTGCACATTCAGCCTGACGACAAACTCTGGGCAACCGTGAACCTGGGCTCAGGCGCTCGACGCAACCCGCTGGTGCTCGGCATCTCAACGGCAGGAGCCAGGATGAATAATCGTGGCGAGTTCAGCCTTTGCTATTCGCTCTGGCAGTACGGCCAGCGCATCAAGACTGGCGAACTGGATGACCCCACCTTCTATTTTCGCTGGTTCTCTGCGCCAGATGGTATGGAGTGGAACACCTCTGAGGCGGCTGCTGCAGCCAACCCAGCGTTTGGCGATTTTCTTGACCCTGAGGACTTCGCTGCAGCGGCGCGTTCACTGCCACGAGATGAGTATGAAACCAAGCGCCTGAATCGCTGGGTGACTTCCAGCGAGTCATTCCTGCCCCAGGGTGCGTGGGAGGCGTGTGAGGACAAGACTCTGAAGCTCGATAAGGCTGACCCGATTGTGATTGGATTTGACGGCTCATTCAGCAACGACTCAACCGCTGTGGTGGCGTGTCGTATCAGCGACAAGGCGCTATTCGTGCTAGGGCATTGGGAGCGTGGGATTGACGATGCTCTGACCTGGCGCGTGCCGGTTGAGGAGGTTGAGGCAAAGATGCTTGACATCTGCGCCAGCCACGATGTCAAGGAGATTATCTGCGACCCGTTCAGGTGGCAGCGCTCAATGGAAGCGTGGCAACAGATGGGCCTCCCCGTCGTGGAGTTCCCGCAGACACCATCTCGTATGGTTCCAGCCACGAGCGCGATGTATGATGCCGTGGTCAATGGCAACATCAAACACGACGGTGACCCTCGACTTGCCAGGCACGCTGGCAACGCCACGCCATACTACAGTCGCAACGGGCTGATGGTGCGCAAGGAAGCAAGGAACAGCCTGAAGCGCATTGACTTGTTTGTCGCAGCACTGATGGCGCACAGCCGCGCTGGTACACTCGCCACAGCAGTGGGCCCCAAGCCTGCGGCTGCGGTGCAGTTCATTGAGTTGTAGGAGTACAAATGGGAATCGTTGACCGGATTCTGGGGCGCGAACTTGTACAAGAGGAGCGCGTTGTGTCACCGTGGTGGCCATCTGACCTGCCGCAGAAGACTGCTGGCGTTCACATCAACGAGCAGAACGCCACGAGCATTGGGGCACTCTATGCCGCCGTGAAGCTCTACGCTGACACGGTTGCCTCACTCCCCTGGGATACATACATCAGGGTTGATGGAGAGCGCAAGCCATACAGACCACGCCCGCGCTGGCTGGATGTTCCTGAGCCTAACAACCCCAACCGCACATCGTTTGACTTCAAGCATCGGGTCGTGTCCAGCCTGCTTCTTGACGGCAACGCATTCATCCTTGCCATTCGGGACAGCAGCGACAATGTGATTGAAACACGAGTGCTTGACCCCCAGAAGGTTGAGATTGTCACAGGAGAGATGGGTGAACCCCTATACAAGGTGACGACCAGAGAGGGCACTTCAACACTAGGCGCAGACTCCATCGTGCACATCCCGCTGTTCGCCACGGGAGAGAATCACCGTGGACTGAATCCAGTCGAGCATCATCGTGTGACCCTGGGCCTCGCCAGCGCCACCCAACTCTTTGGTGCCAAGTTCTATGAGCAAGGCGCAACCGTTGGTGGCGTGGTCAAGGTTCCAGGAGAGCTCACATCAGAACAGGCTCAGAACCTGCGTGATAGTTTTGCACGACGACACGAGGGTATGGACAAGGCGTGGCGCGTTGCGGTTCTGACCGGCGGCGCAGACTATTCTGCAATGACCGTGAAGGTCAGTGACCTTCAGTTGGTTGAAACAATGCATTATGGCGTGGAAGCAATCGCACGCATTTATGGCGTGCCGCTCCACCTCTTGCAGTACCCAGGAGGCAACACCTCGTATAGCAGCGTGGAAGTCATCAGCATCGAGTGGCTGCGCCTCGGCTTGGGCCCACTCGTTGCGCGCATTGAGATGGCGTTCCAGCGCCTCGTTCCAGGCGCTGAGCGCACATTTCTGAAGTTCACGATTGACGGGCTCCTGCGTGCGACCACTCAGGAGCGCTACAACTCGTATGCAACGGCACTCAACAATGGGTTCCTGAACATCAACGAGGTGCGCGCCCTGGAGGATAGGACTGGCATCGGCACTGAGGGCGACCAGTATTGGAAGGCACTCAACATCGGCACAGTAGGACAGGAGCCACAACCGTGAGCTACATCATCACCGACATTGACGGCACGCTGACGACCAGCGGCACGACTCCCAACCAGCCATATATTGACTGGCTCAAGACGCAAGTGCAAGACCAGCAAGAGCAGGTCATCGTGGTGAGCGCTCGACCGGTCAGCCGACTTGACGAAACACGGCAGTGGCTTGCTGACAATGAAGTGCCACACTCACAGGTTCACCTCAACGACTTTGACGGTGCAGGTCAGGGCCCAAATGTCGGGCTGGAGTTCAAGCGCTACAAGTATCAGAAACTCATTGACGAGTACGGCGCTGGGGACATCAAACTTGCCGTTGACAACGACGCTGATGTGCGCGCGATGGCGCGCGAGCTCGGCATTGAGGCGATGACCCCAGAGGAGGCAATCGCAAGCACCCAGGACAACAGCGAGAACACTGATGAGATGCGCGTGCTGGTGGATGTTCCCCAGTATGTTCAGGATGCAGCAGCGCGCGGCTTGCAGTATCACGAGGCTGGGATGTCCGGCGACGGGCTGCAGCCGCAAACAGTCGAGGAGGCACGCCAACTGCGTGCTGGCAAGGTGGAGTCAGAGAAGGTGGTGCGAATGCGCGCCTGGATTCTCCGACACCGACAAGACTGGGAGGGTGTCCCACAGAACAGCAACCCTGATGATGAGAAGTTCCCAGGCCCAGGAGCGGTCGCAGCCTATCTGTGGGGCGTGGACCCAACTGATGGGGAGAGCGCAGATGCCGTTGTACGATGGGCAGACGGTGTTATCAACGCAGAGTCAGAGAGGTTTGATGTGAAAGAACTTGAAACACGCTCACTGCCGATGGGTGACTTCACCGTCACCGAGGATGAGTCTGGACAAAAGACATTCACGGGATACGCTGCGCTGTTTGACCAGCCGTCTGCTGGACTCCCGTTCACCGAGGTCATTGCGCCTGGTGCGTTCAAGCGCACGCTTGGTCGCGCAGCCGCTGGCTCAAAGGTCATCTCATTCCTGTTCGGTCACGATGAAACTCGTGCGCTGGCGACTACGGCAAGTGGCCGCCTAGCGCTTCAGGAGGATGAGCGTGGGCTGCGCGTTGAGGCGAAGCTCGACCCCGCTGACCCAGACGCAGCCAGCGTCATCAGCAAGTTGACGCACGAGGCTGCTGCGATGGGGATGTCATTTGGGTTTGCCATTCCCAAGAATGGTGACGCCTGGGATGGTAACCAGCGCACTATCAAAGAGGTCAACCTGTTTGAGGTCAGCGTGCTGAGCGCCGGTCAAACACCGGCATACCCTGCAACGCTGGGCCTCACTGCCGTGCGCAAGTTGTCCGCCGACAAGATTGGCGTTGACGCTGAGCGCCTAATGTCAACGCTGGAGTCCATCAAGGCAGCCAAAGAGTTGTCTGAAGATGAGCTTCAGGTAGTGGACCAGGTGCGCGAGAGCCTCGCGCCAAAGCGTGTGGGGATTGACCCCAGCATTGCCAAGGCGCGGTTGGTGCTTGAGCAACTGACCACTGAAACGCTCTGAAAGGTCACGAGGCAGCGCCCCGCTACTCCTGGAGTACGCCCGCGCAACAGCCATCCCACCTGGGTTGAGCAACAAAGAAAAAACAGACAAGGAGGCCCATTGTGGCTGATGTAAAGAAGCTCCACGAAAAGCGTGCCAACCTGCTCACCGAGGCGACCAGCATTGTTGCTGACCTTGCTGAGAAGGGTGCGTCACTTGAGGGTGAGGCGCAGGCGCGCTTTGAGTCCCTCACCAACGAGGCCAGCACGATTGCTGCCGTCATCCGTTCTGAGCGTGATGCCTCTGAGGCGCGCAGCGCCGCTGATGCAGCCCGCGCAGAGTTTGCGGCTGTGATTGCGCCAAAGGTCGAGAAGTCCGATGACAGCGATGTTGCTGAACTGCGCGCTCTTGGGCGCAATGGCGGCAGCCGCGTGTTTGAGTATCGTGATGTGACCAAGTCCACGGGGCTTGGCAACCCAGTGACGATTGCTGACCGTGTCAACATTGTCGCTGGTGCGTTCAACCCATTCCTTGATGCCTCAATCGTCACCGTGGTCCGCACGGCAAACGGGAACAACATCCAGTTCCCAAGGGTCACTACTCTTGGCACGGCTGGTTCGGTTGCTGAGGCTGGCACCATCAACGAGTCCGATGGCACGCTGTCGGCGCTCAGCCTCACCCCAATCAAGTATGCCACCATCATTCAGGTCAGCGAAGAGCTGGTTGAGGATGCGGTGTTCGACCTTGCTGGGATGATTGCTGACAAGTGTGGTGCTGAAGTTGCGATTGCGCACGGCGCGTTTGCGGGTACGGCCATTGCCGCCGCTGCGGCTGCTGGCGTGACCGGCTCAGGCACGACCATCAACCCAAACTTCACTGACCTTGCAAAGCTCAAGGCTGCGGTGAATCAGGTGTATCGTCGCGCTCCAAAGGCAGGCTGGCTGATGAATGACACCACGCTTGGTGTCGTCACGGGACTCGTGGACACCACGGGTCAGCCAATCTTCAGACCAGGAGATGCGAACAATCCTGACCGACTGCTCGGTGCGCCCGTGTACTCGGCAGCGCTCATTGACCTGACCGACAACACTGCAGGTTCAATCCTGTTCGGTGACCTCGGGCAGATTTACACGGCGCTGGTCGGCGGCGTGCGTGTGGATGTTTCGCGCGAGTTCGCGTGGAACACGGGTCTTGTTTCGTACAAGGTGGAAGTGCGTGGCGCGACCGGTCTTGCTCAGGCAAGCGCGGTCAAGTCGTTCAAGTCCGCAGATGTCGCCTAACTGAAGTCAGTTAGTTGACAAGCAGGGGGGCTGGGCTGGGCCCAGTCCCCCTGCAACATTTAGGAGGCGAGATGCTGGTGAAGATGCTGGAACACATCACGGGATTGCGGGATGGCAAGGCGTGGCCTCCGCGCGGCGGCATCATCGAGCTTCCAGACCAGGAGGCGCTCAGCCTCATTGCCCACGCCTATGCCCAGCCCATCCCCCCCGCAGAATCACCCGCATTTGCCCCCAGGAGCCACGGAGAGGGCTCTGCGATGCAAGTTGAGGTGGAGACAGCCACCCTGCACCCACGACGCTCCAGGGGCTCCCGCTGATGGCTATTCGGGGAGTCACCATCACCGTTGGCACCAGCCCTACTTTGCTTGCGGTGGGCAACGCTGGCGGCAGTCGAGTCTATGCCCATCAGGACGGGAACAGCAATCACGCCATCTTCTTGGGCCCATCAACCGTTGGAACTGCGAGTGGGTTCCTGATTCACAAGGGTGAACACATTGACATTTATTTGCCTGAGGGCGAGTCATTGTATGCTGTGAGCTCAAGCGCAGAAACAATCTATGTCCTACAAACAGGAGGCAAGTGATGTCATACGCAACCCTGGCTGAGTTCAAGAGTGCCATTGGAATCGGCACGGCTGACACAACCGATGACGGTGCGCTTCAGTCTGTCCTTGATGCAACTGATGCGCTCATTGACAACTATGTTGACCGGCGCCAGGGATTTGGCACTGCAACTGAAACACGCTACTACACAACCAGTGACTGGTCGTATGCGCTCACCGATGACCTCGTGAGCGTCACGACGCTCCAGACTGACGACAACGCAGATGGCACCTATGAAACCACCTGGGCATCTGGCACTGACTTTGTTCTGGCTCCTCGCAACGCTGCGCTTGACGGCTGGCCATACACCGAGATTGACACGAGCACTCCAGCGCCGCGCTCATTCCCCGTCGGCGTGTATCTGGGTGTGAAGGTGGTTGGAGTGTTCGGATGGCCCGCAGTCCCGACCGCAGTAAAGCAGGCAGCCATCATTCAGGCAGGAGCAGTCTGGTCGTCACGCACCTCACCATTTGGCGTGATTGGCTCGCAGGACTTGGGTGGGATTCTCCGTCAGACGCGCGCTCTGCACCCAGAGGCGCAGGTGCTCCTGGAGCAGTATCGCAAGCGTGAGGGTCTGGCTCGGTGAGCTTCAACGATTCAACCATCATTGCTGGGCTTGCGGCCCACTTGTCGAATAAGTCTGCACCGACCGGCTATGCGTTGCGCGCAGTGCACGCCTATCCACCCGACAACCTTGCAGTGGTCCCAGCGTGCGTCATCATTCCTGGCGCTGACTCGGTGGAGTATGGGGCAGCCAATCGTCAAGTGACGCTCACGCTGAATGCCACCGTGTATCTGCAGCCGCAGGCTGACCTCGCACGCAAGTATGCCGACCTGATGGCGTGGCGCACCTGGCTGCGTGACTCTCTCCTTGACGGCGTGACCCTTGACGGCACCGACGCAGTTGCGCAAGCAAGCGTTGTGAGCACCTCAATGGGAACCGACACCTGGGCTGACCAGGAGTACCTGACCATCACTGCTGAGATTCAGGTGGCATCGGTGGAGGCAATCAGTGCCAGCGCCTAAGTCACTGACCTATGCTGTGACAAGTCACATCACGGTTCAGTATGTTCAGGGCTCGTTGCCTGATGGTGAGTTCGTGGGTGGACTCCCCAGCGACGGGAGTATCATCAGCGCACCAGCAGTTCTGGCTGAAGCTTGGATTGCCGCAGGAATCGCAAAGCGTGTGAACAATGCCGCTCCAGCGGCTCAATCAAATGACAAGGAGAATGACTAATGCCAGCAGCCAGCGCAGGTAATGTTCTGTTCAGCAAGTTGGTTGCCTTCAAGGAGGCCACCCCAGGCACGACTCCAACGCTGACCAGCGGTGGTCGCAAGATGCTTGTCACTCCTACGGGTGTCATCACCAACGGCACGATGATTGAACTTGGCGCAGAGCGCAGCGTGGCGCTCCGCAATCCACTCATCGCAACGACCGGAACTATCGTCAGCGTCGAGCCTACGCTCAGCGCCACGGTTCCTGCGGTCAGCGTTGGCGAGCTCCCGCTGTGGCTCTCAATGACGCGCACCGTATCCCCTACTGGGACTGCAGCGCCATACGCCTGGGACTATGACTGGTCAATGACCAGTGCCAACTCGCCAACCTCATACTCGATGGTTGCAACGGATGGCGTTCAGCAGTATGTCGCCAACTATTGCCTTGCGGAATCCATCACGGTTGCTGCTGATAGGAGCGGGCTGACCAACCTCAGCGCCAATCTATTCGCGCAGACCATCACCAAGAACTCTGCAACGCTGGCAGACGGCACGCCAACTTCGCCATTTATGCCTGGGCGACTGTGGACTGCATACCAGCACGGAACTGCATTCCCAGGAACTGCAGACGGCACTGCATACAACTACTTGCT